ACATAATCTTGATTCATGTAACCACCATCTTGTGGCATACCTACCATTTTAAGATTATGAGCATACTTAGATTTTTTCATAGGAGTTTTTTTAGAAGTTTCTTTAACATCAGGTTTTTTTCTAATTTCTTTTAAAGAATCTCTTGGTCCACCAAATCTTCCTTTTGATGCACTCTTAAATGAAGTTCTTTTCCCTGTCATTTGTGGCTTAGGTGGGCTATGAAACGAAGTCTTTTTTTTATTATTTGGTATTCCTCTGTATGCACTAGTAGCCATGTTAGCTTCCTCCCTTTTGTACTGTGTCAGGAGTTCCTGCTGGACTCCAGTTATCTTGCATTGTATTAGTTCTAGATCGTCTTGCTCTGTTACGAGTTCGTGCTGCTTCTGCTGCATAATTTTGTTGCCATGCTTGTAGTACTGCATAGTCTTTCATGAAGTATGTAGCCTCTATCATAGTTGCATCAAACAATAATGATGGGCAGAACTCTGTAAGATAATTTGATTGTGTTGCTGATGTTAGTGTAGTGAGATTAGTTTGATAAGCTATCTCTGCATTCAGAGTTGCTTCTGGAGTAGGAGCTATCTTAATCTGTGTATTAGTTTTAAAACCATAGTATCTAGGTGTACCAACAGAAGCTTCAACAGGCCAGTAGTCTACTACATAGTCATACTCTCTTTGTAATAAAGAACCTTTAGAACCAGCAGTATCTAGTACTAATCCTTTTACTAATTGTGTACCAGATGGTACTGTTATAAAAGGATTATTAATACTTACTGCGATACTTACGTAACTAGTTAAACCAATATCATCTATGTCCCCAAGTATTCTGTCTTGAGCTCTACCTACCATATTAGGAATCTGACCAATAAACTCTGCAGATTCACTTTCTGTGGTTGCGATAACTGAACTTACTAATGCAGTATAATTCATTTAACTATCCGTAATAAATATAGGTACGTGATTTAGGATCAGAAGTAGAAACAATAGCTTGAGCTCCATCTGCTGCTACACTTACCATTGTCATAGAAACTTTTCCATTTACTCTAATACCTAAAGCATCAAAATAAATTGTATCAGCATCTCCACCAGAATATATAATTGGTTGTTCTACTATTGTTCCTTTTGAATCAGCCAATCTTATTATTGTATTCTGTGCAGAACCAGCATAACCAAAACCTCTTATACGGGTATCTATAATAGACACACCTGTTTGTAAGTCTACCATATTCATGCCACCACCAGTTGAAACTTTATAACTTGCGAAAGCACTTCTAATATTTGTTGCCATCTTTTACTCCAATTGTCAGGGGAGAAAATTACTCCTCCCCTATTATAAACTAAACTTAATACTTATGGAAATTAAGTTATGGAGTAACAACATCCACTACATTATTAAAGTTACGATGTTGTAGATAATTAATGATTACATACATTCCACCAGTAGTACCTGCACTACCTGTTGCAGTATGTGTGCAAATTATTCTTACATCATCTTTCTGTGTATCAGTCCATGCTGCTACTTTAGCAGTAGCTCCACTTAAGGGATAAAAACCCAAAGTACCTGATCTTGGAAATGCGTCAACATATTTATCAATACTACTCGAGACACCTATATCAAAAGTATTAGCTGTTCCTGAATTAAATAGTGCTGTTACATGTGTATCAATTGAAGTAATCATACTACGTGCTGGTATAACAACTGTTGTAGCTAAAGTAGTATCAGCAACTGATACAAAGAAAGCTTGAGAGCTTTGTACCCAACCTATGTTTTTAACGTCATCGCCTACTGCTGTTCCAGTAGTTTGTGAAATAGAACCCGTTCTTATTGGTCCTGAAAAAGTCGTATTCGCCATGTTATTTCTCCTGTCGTGGCTAATGTCAGCTTTCGCTGTCAGAAGTAATTGTTAAATAGGGGAGAAAGATTATCCTTCTCCCCTGTAGTCTAAAGGTTAACTACCTTGTGATCCAAAGTAACCTCTCCAATCAGACCAACCGAAAGAATATCTTTCTCTAGCCTTATATCTTAGGTTTCCAGTATCAAAGTCAGGTAACATCTGTGTTTGCAATGGTGTTCTGTTAAACATTTTAGTTCCGTTAGGACAATCTGTTTTCAAGAACCAACCATCTGCATCGCTGAATCGTTTATTAACGAAGTAACCATTAGGTACTAGACCACCATGGTTAATTGCATTAATGTCATTGTCAGCAGTACCCGGTCTGTAAGGACTGTCTAATAGACGAGCAGCAGCAAACTGATTGTGTGGTGCAATATGAATTGATAATCCATTTGTACCGATCAGAATGTTTCTGTCATCTTTAGCAAGTTGAACAGATACTAAAGCAGATTCAAGTGATGCTTCAGATAAGTCAGTTGTACCATTAGTAGCAATCAAATTACTTTGAACTCCACCACCAATGATTGGATGAGAAGCAGAGAATAAAGGAACTCCATCTCCACCACCATAATTAGTGTTGAATCCTTGATTAAAGATATCAGCACCTTTTACTTGTTTAGTATTTGCCATCGCTCTTGCAAGACCTCGTGCACGAAGTTTAGAGAATGTATCATAAAGATTATCCTCCATAGCTTCTTCTGTTACACTAAAGGCTAATGCAATTGTTTCTGCAGTATACCTTGCTGTATATGAATCTTGTGCAGTATCATATGTTACAGCAGCACCTTCTTGTTTAACTGGAGCTGATCCAAAACCTGTGAAGAGTACTTCTTCTTCAAATGCTCTGTCTGAACTTTCAGTCTCAAATAATGGTGTTAATTCATCCACAACTTCTCCGTACTCCATGCCGAATATAGCATTAAGTCCGGGAACAAGTTGCTTCGCAATACTAGCTCTATTAATAGCAGCCATGTGATTTCTCCCTTTCTATTAAGATACGGCACCTTGTCTAAGTGCGTGGTGGATTAATTCTACTTCTAATCTTGGGTAAGCAGAAGCTTGGGTATTTCCCGGTGTCGCTTCATAGGCTATAGGACGTACTAATGCTGAAGCTGTTGTAACCCCACTATTATATTTTAGTGATGTGTTATCAACTCCTGTAAAAGTAGAGCCTCCTGTGCCAATGTTGACTTCGTAGTTTGTTGTCATTAAGTTTTGTGCTGAGACAGGACCATCTGCTTGTATCATAAAAGTAGCATATGGATCGTCACATACATAACCTATTGCTTGTGAACCAGTCATTACACTAGTTGCTGCTGGCCAATAAGATGACCATGTTGGTGTTCCGTTCAATGCTGTATATTGACAGCCTTGAAATACTCCGATAGGTTTTGCACCTGAATTAGTAGAATTAGCAAGAATTGTTATATTACCTGCTGAAACTTCTACAAGAGCTCCTGTAAATAAAGCTGTGGCATAACCATCAGCAATATTGTACATGTTAGTTCCTGTACTATTAGATGAACTTCCCCATCTGCGAGACGGAGTTAATCCGTTTGGTGATAAAGTACTAGACATACTTTGTTTCTCCCTCGTGTGGTTAGTCAGTTACAAAAAAAAATTACAGTACTAAGACGAAAACTTTGGTTGTCTTCCTACTGTAGTTTTACTCTTGCTATTATTTGAAATAGGCATACGAGAGTCAGAGTGTGACATCAATTGCTGATTTACAGCATCAATCATACTATCTGATTTATCTTGATAATACTTATTTCTGGCTTCTGCTTGTCCTTTGGCTATCTTGGCAAGGGCGACATCCCCTCGAACAACGCAGTTTTTATAGCGACCTGTGTCTTGCACGACAGACGTTGGTAACATTTCCGGAACATCATTCGGGTCTACAAACTCATAACCTTGTTGTGTTTTTCTTCCCACATTTTTATAGTCATCATCTCCTTTTAAAGATATACGTATCCAACGTAGTGCCAGTCCTTGGCTTAAAAAGCGATCATAAACGTCATCTGGAATATCTAACAGATTAGGTTCTTCGTATGTATACTCTCTTGTTTGTTCTTCTCTTGTTTCCGTATTACGTGATTTATTCATTTTTGCACCCTTCTATCCACGATCTATGTTAGTATATTCACCTGAAGTTTCTGCTTTTCGCTTCTCGGCTGCATACTTCTCTAAAGGTATATTCCACTTCTTAGCAAGGGATACATCGGCTTGAGTTAATGTAACCTTCTTACTTTTAGAAGTAGGAGGAGTTCGTGAACTTCCTGCTACTACCTGTCGAGGGGCCTTCTTCGGTTGACCCTCCCCGAATTTATGAGGGAAATTAACTTTCATTCGATTGTCAACTTCATCATAAAACTCTGATGAACTAGGATCATATCCTTCTTGCTTCAGTTGCAAATCAATTGCTAATGCTGAGGCAGTCATTATTTGATCTTGTCCAAACCAATTGTTATCTGGCTTCTTGCTCCACTCTACTGCCACCGGATCAAACTCTTGTTGTTGTGTCTGAGCTTGAGGCTGGGCTTGAGCTTGCATACCTTGGTATGGCTGAGCTTCTACTTCTTTCTTAACACGTTCCAGATGACTCTTATCTTTACTAATATCATTTAAGTCTACTTGTGCTTTAGATATTGCCTCCTGAGAAGCTAACATCTTTTCTTTATTGCCACTATCATAGGCATCAAGATAACCTTGTTTAGCCATCTCTAAGTTTTGCTGAAGTAACTTTTCATTACTAGTATTAGCAGTCTCTCTAAGATTTAAAGAACCTTTAGTCATTTCTGATTGAGATTTCTCTAAAGCTTCTATACGTGCCTGAGCTTTTATTAAAGCTTCTTCACGTTCTTTTCTCTGCTTAACTAGATGTTGTATTCTTTTAGAAGCACCATCAGTATCAATACCTTCTAACTCTGGTATTTCTTTTTCTGCTTTTACTTCTTCTTTTACTTCTTCAACAACTTCTATCTTTTCTTCTGGTTCTTCATTCTCTACTTCGTATGCTACTTCTTCTTTTTTTGTGGATGAGCCAGTAGTGTCTATCTCACTCCATTGTTCTTCTTCAGCCATTTATCTTCTCCATAGTTTGCGAACACTAAGATTACGCATAGTTATTTTATACCATATAATAAGTTACTAAGCAACTAAGTTAATGCTTGTATCCAATAGTGATGGGTCTTTTATTGTCATTAATACTTGATCATCATATATTAATAACATCTTCACACCTTGATAAACAAACTTAGTACCAGTTAGTTTACCATAGCATACATAATCTCCTTCTTTACACCAAGGTCCAGTAGGAAATTTAGATTCATCCCCGTAAGATAAGTCACCTGTTTTTAAAACTCTACCTACAGTTGTAAGATAGGAAAGGTCATCCTGTAATTTACTAGGAATAATAATACCACCCTTAGTCTTTTTCCTTGCAGTAACAGGTCTTATTAAAATATGAAAACCGGGAATGCTTGGAAGTTCTTTTGGGTCAGCTACTTCTTCTTCACTTATCCATTCATCATTAGCTATAGAGTTAGCCATACTAGGATGCATCATTAAATTTCTTCTCCTTCTTCAGTCTGCCATTTAATACCATTTTGTTTTTTTTCATGCTGTTCAGGATCTACGTCCGGTATAATTTTCCAATCACTATCTTTACGAGTTGTTGGATCACAGCTTCCATAAACAATTTTAATATCTTCAGGCTTATCTATATTAAAATCTATAAGGTCATCATAGTAAGGACCTACTTTAGTTTTGAATGTATAGGATAACATTCTTTCACAATTTTCTGAACTTAAATCTTTAGAGTATGGAGCACTTTCAAATCTAGTACAATCCCCATTAAAACAAATGAGGAGTATAGCTACATGAAATATTTCCATTATTAAAACTTAAACTCTTGTTCAAAAAATATAATACCATCATCATCTATGTTAGAATTAAACTGATTCATATCTTTACCAGTTTCTCTGTCCCAACCAAATCTA